GTTTGTGCCTTTGTGTCCCACATTCCGTTTCTGCTCCAACTATGGACCCGACCACAACCATCACCGCCGAGGAATTGAGCAACCTCACCGGCTTGACCAACCGACGGCACCAACAGCTAGCGGCTGACGGCTATTTTCCGCATCCAATCGGCAAGGGCTACCTGCTCGCGCCAACGATCACCGGCCTCTTCAAATACTACCGTGAGCACAACCAGCGCACCAAAGAGAAGTTGGTGAACACGAAGGATGACAAGACGCAGAAGGAGATCCGTCTGCTCGACATGAAGATTGCGCGGGAGGAACGGCGCACGGTGGAGCGGGCGGAGGTGAACACGCTCTTGTTGCACGTCGCATCGCAACAGAAGGCGGTGTTGTTTGCAGCTCTTGAGCGTGAGTTCCCCGGCAAGGTGGTAGGCCGGACGGCATCGGAGATCAGCGCGCAGGGGCGAGCGTTGGCCGACCGGCTCTGCGAAATCTTCCAGCGGGAGGTTGAGCAGTGGCAGACTCACGACTGAGCGACTACCGCGGCTGGCACGCGGGATGGACGACGCCCGACCGCCGGCCGATCTACAAATGGGCGGCGTCACAGCTCACGCTTCCTGGTAGCTATCGCATTCCCGGCAAGTTCGACGTGAACGTGCGCCGTCCGCTCATTGAAGTGTTCGACGCGATACAAGACACAATGGTGAGGCGCGTGCACTTCAGGAAGCCGCCGCGCTTCGGTGGGTCACTGATTAACGACATAGCTATTCCGTGGATCATCTGCAACGACCCGGGACCGATCATGTGGAACTGGCAGAAGGACGACGCGGCCGCGGAGCACATGCGGGAGAAGGCTTGGCCGTTGTGGAAATCGTCGGCGTCGTTTCGGGCAATGATGCCGCAGGGCCGTCACGACGTGACCAATACGGAGATTTACTTTGGACCCTTCTTCCTGAAGGTGCAGGGCGCCAACCCAAACAACTTTCAGGGCAAAGGTATTCGCTGGCAGTTCAACGAGGAGATTTGGCTTCCGGTGTGGCAGACGCTCTACAATCAGGCGGTGAGTCGCACCCGTGACTTTGCCGAGATCCAGTCGGAGAAGATCGTGAACGTGTCGCAGGCCGGCAACGCCAACGACGTTGAGGACCGGAGCTTCAGGGCCGGACAGCAAAGCGTCTGGAGCTACCGCAGCCCGAAGGACGGTAAGCACTACCCGCTCTTAATGGGAGGCAAGCGGGCGGACGGGACGCGGTGGGGGCTGACGTGGGCGGACGATGCCAAGCGGGCGGACGGGAGCTACAGCTTGCAGCGGGCAATCGAAACGTGCCGATACGAGTGTAAAGAAACGGGTGCGATTTGGCTAGACTCACCGGCGACACTCGCGGAGTGGAACCGTGATGGATGTTACATCGCGCAGCGGACAGATGCGTCGAAGGAGGTGCGTAGTTTTTCCACGAATGCGCTCTTGAACAATAGCTTCGCGGACCTCGTGACGCGGAAGATAGCGGCGCTGGAGCAAGCGGCGTTCGGAGACATGAGCGGAATGAAGGATGTGAAGATGCAAGACGAGTGTTTGCCGTGGGAGGAACATCATTTTTCCGTGACGATCAATGGCACAGCGAGCGGTTACAAGGTGGCGGACTACGCGAACGGCGAACTGCTTGAGGGCGAGAAGTTCCGCACGCTCATGGCCGACAGGCAACAGGGCATCGGCGGTGACTCGCCGCATCGTTGGTGCGAGGTGAGGGCGTGGCGCAGCGACGGAAGCTCGCGTCAGCTCTACTATGGACGCGAGGCGACCAAGGAGGCAATGCGCGACCTACAGCAACGCTACGCCGTTCCCGACCGTTGCACTTGGCAGGATGCTGCATTCGAGAAGCACGAGGTGTTCAAGGAGTGTGCGGAGTTCGGGTGGATTGCCGTCTTTGGTAGCGATCAAGCAAGCTGGCTGCACATCCTGCCGCCGCTCCCCGGCTCGCAGGAACCGCGCAAGATTCGACTCCCCTACTCGCCGTGGCAGCGGACGACGGTGGGCCAAAAGGCCGTCAACTATTTGCACCTTGGCGAAGATTACATGGCCGACATCTTGGCCAACTTGGTCGCAGGTCGGTCGATCAAGTATGAACATCCTGATGACGCGCAGCCGAGCTACCTTGAGCAGATGAAGGGCGAGCACAAGGTGCAGAAGGGCGGGCGCTGGGTTTGGGAAAAGATACACAGCAGCAAGCCGAACCACGCTTGGGACTGCGCAAAATACGGCATCGGCTTCGCGTTGCTGATGAAGCTACTCGCGCTCCCGAAGAAGCAGGCCGAGGAAAAGATTGAAGACCCGCAATAGGCCGAAAGCGTTGACGCATTTGGTCAAGCATGGCTTTCACGGGACGCTTTTACGGACTCACGGCAGCGCAGTTGACAACGATGCAGACTGAGTGGCTCGCGTGCCTCTCTGCCATCGCAACGGCGGGGCAATCCTACACCATTGCAGGACGGCAGTTTAACCGCGCCAATCTAGCGGAGGTGTCGCAGACTCTTGGAGACATCAATGATGCGTTGGCGCGTGCGCAGGGGACGAGAACGACGCAAACCTTCGCCAATTTCAGCCGATAAATCGCCCGAAAATGACAACCGCAACCGACATTTCACCCACGAAGCTCGACGCGTTCATTGGCGGACTCTTTCCCGCGTGGGGCGCGAAGCGATTGCAGGCGCGGCGGGCGTATAGCTACGAAGCGGCGAAGTTCACGCGGCTCCGTGGATCAGCAAAGCAGATACAGGGACCGGAAGACTACACGGCGTTCACCGACCGCATCCAGCTGATCGAGCAGATGCGTGATTTGGAGCAAAACTTTGGACTGTTTCAGGCTATAATCGACAAGGTGAGCCTATATGCTTTCGGCACGTTGAAGTATCAGGCGCATACTGGCGATGAGAAGATCGACGCGTTGTATGAAGCCTATCTCGACAAGTGCTTTGCCAGCTGCGACCTCACCGGACGGCACAACTTCCGGCAAATGGTGACGATTGCCGACAAGAGCGAGACGCGGGACGGCGACTACGCGCTGAAGTGGCACCGCATCGGCGGCGAACTGAAGCTCGTGGGCATCGAAGGCGACCGCATCGGCGGCAACGTCGGCGGACCGTATGCGGTGAACTATTTCCAAGGCATCACGACCGACCTAGACACCGGACGGCCGCTCACCTACCGCATTTTCACGCGCACAAAGGGCAACAGCTACACGAACCCCGTGGATGTGCCGGCGAGTGAGATCCTTTTCCTGTTCGACCCGCGGCGCATTGACCAGTATCGCGGCATCACTCCGTTTGCTCCGGTGATTAACGAGGCGCGCGACCTGAAGGAAGTGCTTGTTGCGTGTTTGATCGGAACGAAGTTTGAGAACATGCACGGCGCTGTCGGCTACACCGAGAGCGGGCAACCGCTCAACGATCCGAGCGACCTTATCACCTCCACGGATACGGTGAACAACGGAGCGGCGATGAAAGAGCAGAGCCTCAAGGCCGGCATGATCCAATGGGCTCCGACGGGCAGCAAGTTGGACTTCGTGAAGAGCGACCGACCAAGCGGCACGTTCCAAACGTATATCGACATGCTTGTGCGCCTCATCTGCACGGCGCTGAACCTACCCTACGGCTTCGTTTATCAGATGCTCGGCACCGGACCCGCCGTGCGCGCAGAGCTTCAGCAGGCGCAGCGGACGATCCAAGGGCGGCAACAGCGGATGCGTGAGCGCATCATGGACCCGGTGAAGAATATCTATTTGATGGACGGCATCGCTCGCGGTAAAATCCCGTTCACCGAGAAATGGTCAAATGGCGGCTGGCAGTTCCCGCCGTGGGTCACAATCGACGCGGGCCGAGACAGCAATGCGATGGTCAAGGAGCTTGCCGCGGGCGTGCGCTCCAAATCTTCCGTGTTCGCGGAGAACGGCGAGGACTATGAGGATCAGGACAAGGTAATCGTCGAGGAAACGCGCAAGCGGCTTGAAACGGCGAAGGCGTTGGCCGAAGAGTTCGACGTCGATTTCAACGTCGTTCTTACGATGCTCGGCAGCTCGACGCCGAACGGCTTCCTGTTCACTTCGGCTTCGACCACGGGCGTCTCGGCAGACGGTGGCGCAGTGGCACCGGACGGCACCGCACCAGACGCGACGGACGGAGCGGACAACACTGACAGTTCCGCAGCATCATCGGAAATGAGCGCCCGTAGTCAGGAACTTGACTCCATACGCCGCCGTTTCTCGCGGGAGCTTGCGACGGTGAAGACGAACCGTAGCCGCGAGCTGGATGCGCTGATGATTGAGCGCAACGTGAACAAGCCGACTTACGAAATCTTCAATTGATGAGCACGGAACAAACCATCTCCCGGCTTGAGCGGCTCTTGCTCACGTTCAACGAAGATTTGCGCCGATTCGAGCAAGAGCTACCGGCGGCGAAGTCGGAGCTTGCGGAGCGCATCGAGTCGCAGTTCGCAGCACTCAAGACCGAGCACAAAGAGAGCGGGCACCAAGCTTTGATTCAGCAGTGTATCACACTGCGCCTTGAGTTTGCGGCGTTGATGAAGAACTACGAAGCCGAGAACGCACGGCTGGCGAAGTTTGCTGACCAGTTCCCAGAGGAAAAGGTGACGTTGCAACGGGAGCTTGCGGAGCGTGCTGAGAAAGTGGCGACGACGCTGGCCGAGGCGAACCAATTGGCCGAACGCATGGCAATTGACGAGCGCATGGCGGCAATTCGCTCTGAAGTGGCGGAGCTTTCAGCGAAGCAGTTTGCCGAACTCTCGACCGAGCGGGACGCGCAGCTAGTGAAGCTCCGCGAAGAACAGGCCGCGATTGCGGCGCAGCATCTCGCGGCAGTCATGGCCGAACGGCAGAAGATCGTCAGCCTGGACGAGCTACGCTTCACGCTGGCCAACTTTGCAGCGAAGGCGGCGGAGAAAGCGGTGAAGGAGTTCAGCGACAAGAGCGCAGAAGGCACGGCAGAGCTGGTGAAGAGGGAGCTTTCAGCGATGCCGGCACCGGCCGCGCCGTCGTTGGCCGACCGATACGTCGGTTTGTGGGACAAGGGCACGCTCTACAAGCGGGGCGAGGTGTTCACGCTGCGCGGCTCGACGTATTTGGTGCTACGTGACGCGCTCGGTATCCTCCCGTCGGCTACGGTGCAGAAGGGACCGGAAGCCTATTATGCGGTGATTGCGGCAGCTGGTGCACCTGGGAGCAATGCAGGCGGGACGAGCGGCGGAGGCGCGGCGCTCCCCGATCAGGCAGGCAACGCCGGAAAGTTCCTTTCGACGGATGGCGCTAATCCGCTTTGGTCAACGCCGGCCGGATCTGGCGACGTCGTGGGTCCGGCGAGTGCGGTGACGGCTCGCATTGCGACGTTCAACGGTGCCACCGGGAAGCTGATACAAGACGGCGGGAAAACGATTGCCGTGGTCCTGAGCGACGCAGCGACCGACGCGCAGACGCGAGCCGACACCGCGCAGGCGGCAGCGATTGCAGCGGCAGCGAGCGATGCAACGACGAAGGCGAACGCGGCGCAGGCGGCAAGTCAGCCGTTGGCGACGGTGCTGACGAACACCACGGCGGCGTTTACGACCGCGCAGGAAACGAAGCTCGCCGGCATCGAGGCGGGCGCTGACGTGACCGACACGGCCAACGTCGCCGCCGCCGGTGCCGTGATGAGCGGCGGACTGGGTGCGGGAGTCGCCGCCGCGCTTGCGGCCGCCCTCGACGGCGCGAGTGGCCTTGCCTCGAAAGCCTATGCCGATGCGCTCGTTACGGGCCTGCTCGACTTCAAGGGCAACACCGACGCCAGCGCCAACCCCAATTATCCCGCCGCCTCAAAAGGCGATGTTTACTATATCAGCGTCGCGGGCAAGGTCGGCGGAGCTTCGGGCAAGAGCGTGGATGTGGGCGACGCCGTAGTGGCGAGCGCAGACAATGCCGGCGGCACCGAAGCAAGCGTCGGCACGAGTTGGTTTGTGCTGGAGCACAATCTCACCGGCGCGCTCCTCTCAGCCAACAATCTTTCCGATCTCGCCAGCGCCAGCACCGCCCGGACCAATCTCGAACTCGGAGCACTCGCGACCCTCACGCCCGGGACCGGAGTCGCCGCCGCCCTTGTCGTGAACGTCGGCACCGCCGGCGCACCCGTGGTCAACGGCGGGGCAGGCGGCACGCCCTCCTCGCTCACGCTCACCAACGCCACCGCGCTTCCGCTCTCGGGTCTCGCCCAGAGTTCAGCGACCAGCGGCCAAGTGCCGACGTGGAACGGTTCGGCGTGGGCTGCCGCCACCCCAGCATCCAGCTCGGGCGCATCCAAGGGCCTTCTTGTCGCAACGAATTTCACCTGTCTTCCCGTTTGATCGAATAATCCGCTACTCCTATGGCCGCAAATACATCACCGATTTTCACACTTTTGCCCGAAATCCAATGGGCCAACGCCGCTGCGGCCAACACCGCCAAAGACGGCACCGGCACCGTCGCAACGGCGTTCACAGCTGACGCAACGAACGGCGGCTACGTTGAGAGGATCGTATTCCGTCCGCTCGGCTCAGTGGTCGCGACGTCGGTGCGCGTATTCGTGAACAACGGCAGCACTAACGGAACGGCGGCAAACAACTCTCTCATCGCGGATGTGACCCTTGCGGCGACAACAAACTCCGAGGTTGCGGCCATCGCGGGCATAGAAATCCCGCTGCGCTTCGGCCTTCCTCCCGGCTACAAGATTCTCTTCACGCTCGGCACATGGAGCACGGGCAGCGTTCAAGGGACGGTATTCGGGGGAGACTACTAAGCCATGATTCCGTTTCCAAGACCCTCTTCGCTGGGGCAGTGCGATTTCCAAGAGTTCCGCTGGTCGGGTGGCACGAACGATTGGCTGACGTGGCTGCGTCCGGCGAATTGCTCGATTGCGCAGATTCTGTGCATCGGCGGTGGGTCTGGCGGCGGCGGAGGATTTACGCGAGCAGCCTCGGCAGCTGGCGGAGGCGGAGGCGGAGGTGGCGGCGCTGCGGTTTCTCGGCTAACAATCGCTCTCAACCTATTGCCCGAGCGCCTCTACATCAAGGTCGGCGCAGGCGGCGCGGGCAGCACGGGCAGCGGCGTCGCGGGTTCAGCAGGAACGCTTTCCTACATCACGGTGCAGCCATCGACCACGCTGCAAAATCTCGTGTTGGTCAATGGCGGTGCGACCACGGGCGGCGGCGCAGGCACGGGCGCGGCGGTCGGAGCGGCGGGTGGTGCTGGTGCAGCTGCGACGGGTGCGAGCTTCCTTTTCGGCAATCTTGGCCTGTTCAATTCCTACCTCGGACTTGCAGGCGGCGCAGGCGGCGCGGTGGCAGGCGGAGCCGGAACAGCCGTCGTGTGGGGCGGATCGGGCGTAATCACCTGCGGCGGCGCAGGTGGAGGCGGCACGACCTCGGCGGACTTCGCGGGCGGAGCCATCACCGGTATCGCTGGTGTTATGCCAACGATTGCAGGCGGCACGGCAGGCAGCAATGCGGGCAACGCTGGGTTTTTCTCCATGTATCCGTTTGTGATTTCAGGCGGATCGGGCGGCGGATCATCCAATGCGGGCGTTGGCGGCGCAGGCGCGGCGGGTGCGCTCGGCTGCGGTGGTGGCGGCGGTGGTGCGGGGACCACGGGCGGCGCTGGCGGGCGCGGCGGAGACGGCTACGTTCAGATTGTCGCTTGGTAACATCACCATGAATACCCTCGCAAAATCCACTTCACCGGCCTCCGAAATCTGGCTCTGGAATCAGGGAGCAGAACAGGCCTCCTTCTCGCTCAACGGGCTCACCGACACGCTCGCCGCCGACGAGACTCGGGCCGTGTCGCTCGCCGGCATCACGCCTTGGCAAATCGACTCCGACGAAACCGTGACGTGCGCGATGACCCGCGAGGGACTACCGAACTACGTCGCTCCCGAGCGTTGGCCGGTCAAGAAGGATACCCTCGTTGGCCGCATCTCGGATGCCGACCTGCCCAACGTCATGGCGGCGCTGGCGTCCCAGCCTCCAGAGGCCCAATTCCGCTTCAACCAGTCCGATTGGTTCTGGAGCGACAACGCCACCATTCGCGGACTTTGCGCTGCGCTCGGACTCGACGCCGATGTGCTGCTTGCGCGCGATCCGCTCATCACTTAATTACCATGAAACTATACAACGCAATCGAACGGCTTGAGGAAATCGCCTTGGCCTACGGCAACGAACTGAAGTCGATCCAAGCCGCATTCCCAAAGTTGCAAATCGACATGCAGCAGGCGCTCGCGGTGCGCACGGCCGAGCTGAATGCCGAGGGCCGTATGCTCAGTTCACAGGAAATCGTCCGGCAATGCGCGGCAATGCGCGGCGAGCTTGAGTCCATCGTTGGCCGGCACTTCTCTGCCGTGATTGCCGAGCGGCAGCGCATGATTGAGCTGACGGAAATCAAAGGTGCGCTGACCGAGATTGCGGCGGGCGCGGCGACAGATGCCGTCAAAGCCTACGCTGCCGACGAGGTCACGGGCGTATCGACCATTGTCCGACGCGAGCTTGCGGCGATGCCGGCGATGCCCACGAGTGCGTCGCCCGCGGCGCCCAATTGGGCCGACGTGTTCAAAGGTAATTGGAATGAGGAGACGACCTACCAGCGCGGCGACATCATCACGTTTCGCGGAGGTTGCTACCTTGTGCTTCAGACCGCTCTCGGCCTAATGCCGAGCAAGCAAAACCAAACGGGACCGGACGCGCACTACGGCATTCTCGCGGCTCCAGGCGCTCCCGGCGTGAATCAGCCGTTCACCTCGCCGGTGATGGTCGGCTCTACTTCGGGCGCAGCGGGCGCAGCCGGTTTGGTGCCTGAGCCAGCGGCCGGCACGCAGACGAAGTTCCTGCGTGGCGACGGCACCTTCGTCGCAATCAGCGGCGGCGGCGACATGCTCGCGGCGAATAATCTCGGCGATGTCGCGCTGGCTTCGGCGGCGCGCACCAACCTCGGGCTTGGTGCCACAAATTCACCCGCATTTACTTCGATCACCCTTTCGGCGGGCATCATTGTTGATGCCGCCACCGCGGTGCCATCTATTCAAGTGCGCAACATCGGCACGGATGAACCCATCGTGGGATTCTATCGCGGCGGCACTTTGCGCAGCACCCTCCAACTGAAAACTGACGATGATTTCCGGCTCTATTCTTCCGACCTTGCGACCTACGCAAATTTGAAGCTGGCCACGCTCACGGCCTCGGCCGGCATCACGAGCAACTCCGCCACGAGCGGCCTTGGTTACAGCACGGGCGCGGGCGGAGCGGTCACGCAAATAACCTCGCGCAGCACCGGAGTCACCCTCAACAAAGTGTGCGGCGCAATAACCCTTGTCTCCGCTGCGGGCTCGACTTCGTTTCAAACCTTCACCGTGACCAACTCTGCGGTGGCGGCCACGGATTGCGTCGTCGTGCATCAAAAAAGCGGGACCGATCTCTACGAGATTCACGTCACGGCCATGGCCGCCGGCACCTTCAATATCAGTTTCAAAACTACGGGCGGCACCACCACCGAGCAACCCGTGTTTAACTTCTCGGTGATCAAAGCCGTCGCAACCTAATCCCCCATGAAAACGAACATCCAAAGCTATGTGCTCGGCACGGCTTCAAATCCGAAAACGGCCACTCAGTTCAAAGTCAATTCCGTGACCTATTGCGACGCCGCCGCGCGGGCCGATTGTTGCCTGCTCGATGCCTCTGATCGGGTCATCGTGCAGCTTGGACTGATCGCCGCGACCGCCGCGCAGGCGGCGGCGTGGTCGGACGATACCGAATTTGCCAAGGTGCTCGCGGCGAATGCTGGCTTCACCGCCCTCTGAGCCATGAACGCCCGCACAATTCTTATTGGCCTGCTCGTGGTCGGCCTCGTGGTGATTCTCCTCGTGGCCAACCGCAACCAGAGCGTATTGGAGCGGGGACTACCGACGCGCATCGTCTGCACCAACGAGCAGGACGCGCGCATCCGCGCCGGCTTGGGCTCCGTGCTGGTGCTCGGCACCGGCAGCCTTGCGCCCTACATCCCGGCGGCTGGACCGGGCAAAGATCCTGACACTACGCCCGTAGCTTTTGCGGCCTTGCGAGCGGGAGCGACGTTTGCCGAAATCAAACCCGGCGACCTCTGCCTTTATATGCCGACGTGGACTCCCGGTTACGTGATGCACCAAGCCGCGCAGAAGGACGGCGACGGCTGGATCATGTCCGGCCTGCACAACGAGCGTAGCGAATCATGGGCGCGTGTGACGGCGGAGAATTTCAAGGGCATCGTGGATCGGGTTTACGTCTGGCCCCAGTGATATGCGCCCACTTGTCGCACTCCCTCTGATACTGCTCACCGGGTGCGCGACAGGCACCGGGGCGAAGTGGTATGCTCCAGCAACATGGTTTTCCCATGCGCCGGCTGACAGTGTGGACAAGGCGCTCACGAAGCAGGATGCCGCGCGAGATGCAGCCGTCAAAGCTGCGCAACGGGCGACACACGAGACGGCGGAGGCGCTGGCAGCGGCTCCCGACTCGCGGCCCGTAGCGGTGGCGACCGACTCTAACGCATCCGCGATGGCACTACTCGACCAAGCGGCGGGCGCGTTGCCCGCTGGCGATCTGGCGAAGGTGCGGGCGCAGGTGGCCGGACTATTGAGCGACAACGCCAAGCTCCGCGCGGCGGCGGAAAAGACGCGGGACGCAGAGCGGGCGAACGAATCAAAGCTCGCGGAAAAGTTGGCGACGGCAGACGCGGCGGTGGCCAAGAGCGAAGGCAAGCTCCGCGAAGCATTCGACCGTGAGAACGCGCTGGCGAACCAACTACGGGCGCAGGTCGCGCTGGCGTGGATTCTCGGAGGCGTGGCGCTCCTTGGGTGCGCGGCCTACGCCTACGCGCGGTTTGCCCTCGGTGGCCTGCCGTCGGCACTTGGGCAGGCGAAGCGGATGCTCGAATCGAAGCACCCTGAGATTGCCGCGCAGGTCGCGCCCATCTACGCCCGATTTCTCGACAAGCGCCACCAGTCGGCTATCTCTGCCGCATCAAAATGAAGTCACTAGAAATCCAAGCCATGCCACTCTTCAGTGACTCGACCCTCGACACCGTCGCCAAGGCAGCCGGTGCGGTTACAGCCGTGACAGCCTCGCTCGTGGCTGTCGGAAAATGGATAGCACCGTGGGCGGCCAAGCGGCTCATGGTGCAGGACGTTCACCGTGGAATCCGGTTGCTCAATACGCTGCACGAAACGATGGAGAGCGCCATTGAAGCAGGGGCGGCGCATCGGATCATAATCTTCTCCGCGCACAACAGCGGAGGTATTCCCCGGCCTGGTGCGCCGTTCTACGCCTCGGCAATCCATTGGGCGATTGACCGGCAGTGGGCGCGCAATCAGGGGTTCGCCGATGAGAAGTTGTCGGATTACAACCACTTGGAACTCGACCACAGCTATGTGGCGATGTTGGCGCAAATGCTGACCGCACAAGAGCGCCGGTTTACGACGGCGAACGAACCGCATGGCCTGCTCAAGTCGATCTACGAAAAGACAGGAGTCAGCGATGCGCTGTTGGTCTATCTCGGCGTGCATGACAAGCGGATGGTTTACGCGAGCTTCGCCCGCTACGGTGGGGAGTTCAGCGAACCAGACCTGACCGTGATTCGCCTGAAGGCCGGACTACTCCGAGGATGCCTAAGCAACGCGAACGCCTGAAGGAAGCGGCAACGGCGGCAGCGTGGCACGTCCGTTTCGAGTGGCTACGGGCGCGCGAGAATCTCGGGGCGGAAGCGGAGTTGCAGCGGGCTGGCTACGGGCGCGGGTGGCGCGTAGTCAAGAATCAGGGACGCCGCTGCGTGGGGCGCGGTCCGACGATTGCCGATGCCCTCGATGCAGCGATGCGTAACCCGACCGCATAAAACGTGCTTGCGCTTTGGTTACGCGTGGTTTCAGTCGTGACACCATGACGCGCATAGTCCTTGAGAGGGTGCGCAGCCCGCTTTCTCGGATTAACCGGGAAGCGGGCTAATTTGTTTGGTGCGCTCCGCAAGCGTCTTCGCGCCGTGGCATTGTTTGCAGAGCACTTGGTAGGACTCCGGTCCCTCGGCGGTGAGGCGGGCGACGAACTCGGGGAGGTGCGCGTAGGACGTCAGCGCACCGCACGCAATGCGATGGTCTATGTTCACGTTGGTTCGCTTGTGAAGTTTGCCGCATCCGGCGCAGAGATACGCGAACCGTTGCCCGCGTGGTCCGTGGAATGGTTGCTTGCTCGCGGCGAGGACGGCGGCGGCGGGCCTCCAATAGCGGAACGTCCGGCGCAGTCCGCTTCGTAGCATTCCCCAGAACGCCGCTTCCGTCATGGTTCCGCCGTTACGGGTGCGCGGCACACGGCCCGACGCACGCCGTTCCTTGGCCTTGGCGGGCTTTGGATCGGGCGGGACGGGCGCAGCGACAGGCGCGGGCTTTGGTGCCGGCAGATTGCCACGGAAGCGGGCGAGGAAGTCGGCGCTCATTTGGTTGCTCGAAGCGCAGCGAGCGCAAGCCGTAGTTCCGCGGCACTCACGAACCCTACGGCCTTGCCCGGCAGCGGAAGCGTGAGCCAGCGGTTGCTTGTGAGACTCTTGATATCGACGGTGAATGACGGACCTTCGCGCAGCGCGTAGCCGTCGCGGACGATCACCTCGCGCCGTTCCTCGACCCACTCGGGCGGAAGCTCGGCGTAGGCGATGGGCGGCAGGGCGATGGTGCGGAAGGTGGTCATTGTTCGGCTTCAGACTGAGCAAGCGCCCGCATCATTTGGCGAGCGAAGTGGTCAAACGCTTTGCGGGTGTGTTTGCAAGTGGTCGCTCGCGTCAGTATCTCCGCGCCTTGATCTAACTCAGGCTGGCGTCGTGCCGCGAAGTCGGCGCAGCTACACCGCCCGCCTCCGCCGTTGGCTACGAGGTCTACGCGGTAGGACTGCCGGGGGTTGTTATCGCTCGGCACTTCGTAAACGTAGCGTTCCACAGTCTCACGCGGTGCCGGGCCACTGAACGTATCGTTAAACATCGGACGACGGCGGGAACAGCTGCGACGATGACGACAGTTGCGGGCGTTGCTTCGTTTGCGGCACGAGGCTCTTGAAGCGGCCGCGCCGGTCCCGAATGATGCCGGCAGAATACGCGCCGGCAATGAACCCGTCGTTAAACGCGGAGTCCACTGCGCGCGTAGTCCGGCACGGGATGAACGAGAGGATGCGGGCGAGGAGCTTCACGCGGTCTTCCTCCGGTAGCCGCGAATCACTTGATTCACGAATGAACGCGACAGGCCGAGGTCGATGGCAATGCACTTCTGAGCGCCCCATGCCGTCTCGATTGCACCGCGGCGGCGGATCTCGGCAACGACGCTATCGGGAACGGAAGCCGGTTTGCCGGCGGTGACTTTCTGGATGGACTGGGTTGGTGTATTCATCGGAACGTGACTAGGTTGAACTTTCCTTGGTTGGTTACTTCGTAGGTCTTGCCGTCGGGATAGAGGGCGAGACGGTGAATGATGGCGTCGCCTTCGCGCTCCCGTAGCACCAGGCGCACAACGCCGTCCGCTTCCGTAGTGGCGTAGCGGTAGCCGTGGGCGCGAAGCGAATCGTAAACGGTGGATTGAATGGGTGTCATGGAAAGGGTGCCGGTGTTGCTCTCACTCACCGGCTAAGTGTAGCGGTTACAGTCTGAGCTACTGTCTCCAATGTCATTGGAAAGGTGTTACCACGGGCAATCGTCGTCCGCCTGCTTCGCAGCGGGCGCGGTGGCGCGGATGTGGTTGAGTAGCGCCGGCTGTATCACCGGCAACGGTGCGGGCCACAGGCGGGAGCGGAAGGCGATGCGGGCCGACTCGGGCCACCGGGCGGTGTAGGCGGTGAACAACTCCTCCGCCGCGGCATCCCAGCGCGCTTCATACGCGGGGCGGTCGGCATCGGCCACCGGGATGAAACGATGATCTCCGACAAAATTAGCGACGTGCGTGCACCCGCAGAATGCGAAGTGCAAATCCTTCTTCGCAAAAGTCACGTTGCGGCAGTAGTGCCAGCTCGGTTCGTAGTTGCAAAGCGGGCACGCTTTCATGGTCGCGCCCGCTCCCTGGTGAGTTCGGCCTGAACAGCGTCCAGCGCAAGCGAGCGACTCGCAGCGTGCTCGCACCAGTGGACGACCATCTCTTGCGAGCAGCCATGAAGCTCTTGGACTTTGCCGAGGATCGCCTCGGATTTTTCCGCACGCTGCGCCTGCCGTTCCATCTCCTCGCGGAGCCGATTGTTGCTATCGCGCCAGCGTTCGATCTCGGCGCGCAGACGGTCGCGTTCGGTCGTGACCGTTGCGGCGCGATTCAGCCACTCCGAAATAACGGCGTTTTGCCCAGCTACCGCCAGCGCCTCGCTGTCGGCGATGAGTTGGGCGGCTTTCCCAAGCGAATACGTCGTCCAGCGATCATCGGCCAATAGTATTTCACGTATTAGCTCGCGATGCGCCTCGGTCACTTGTGCGGGGGGGGTGTTCATAGCTTCGTTCCGTAAGTTACATCTCCGACGATTGCCCGCTGGACGCCCTTGTCGAGTTGGCTCCATGCGTAGTCCGTTTCGTCGGTGATCTCGAAATGTCCTCCCGCTTGGCAATAGGTGCTGTCTGGATACAACCGCCGCAACACCGACAGCCAGCCCGCAGGCGCGTTGCTCTTGGGCTTCTGCGCATCTCCGCTGCTCTTGCCGCGTGCATCGTAGCCAATCGTGGCGTCGGCCTTGTTGAGCCAATTGATGAAGCGGCGGCGGCTCATCTCGCGCTTGTTGCCGCTCGCCCAAACCTGCGCCTTACCCAGCTCGCGGCGCACGTCGACATAGCGATAGCACTCCATGACCTCAAGCGAGCGCAACCATTCGTCGTCCGTCGTCGTTGCTGTAGTCTGCGCCCGCTTTGCTTTCGGTGCGGGTGCAGCCGTCAAGGAATCCTTGACAGCTGCATCGGCAAGCGGCGCGGGCGGGAACTCAATCGCCAACTGCGCACGAATGGCGGCGGCGGCGTGCGCAAGCATAAACTGCGCACCGGGGTTCGCCGCCGCGTGCGCGTTCTTCGCGGCGACTACGGCGCGGGCAATGCGCAGCGCGGCGTCGTCAGTTGGTGTAGTGCTCATGATAGAGTCAGCTCAGATTGAGCCGTTGCCTCTTTGAGGTTAGCGACTGCCGTATCGCAATAGCTCCTCTTCAATTCAGAGCCAACAAACTTGCGGCCAAGCTTGAGCGACATGAATCCTTCGCTTCCGATGCCGGTAAACGGCGAGTAAACGAGGTCACCGCGATTACTCCAAAGAGTCACGGCTCTTTCAATCACGTCCAGTTGTAACGGGCAGATGTGCTTTTCGTCATCGCCTTCGCGCGCTCCGGATCGGTTGAGGACGTTGGTTTGCCGAACGTCCATCCATACCGGCGACGCCCACTCCTGCCATTGGTCCAACGGAAAAGACTCCTTTGTATGCTTCACAGGATTGTCCTTCATGGCGTCAGGCTCGGACCACTTGCGAAAGACCATGAGGTATTCAGCCATGCCTGTGCGCGTGTATTTAGAATTCTGGCGAAGCTGCTTATAAAGCAAGCCCTGAGCCTTGGTGCGCTGCATCTCAATGACAGGGTCTTTCCATATCGTGACTTCGGAGTGATATGCCCATCCTGCCTCAACGTGGGCGCGGATAATCTCGCCTCGGAAGTCGCGCATCCCGGCGGCACCGTCCCTGTTCGCGTAGTTCACGAGGTTCTTGCAATGAACAGCGGATAGACACCCAGGCTTAGTGATGCGCAGTTTATCCGCGATGAGGAATTTGTAGTGCGTGAAAAACTCTGCATCGCTCGAGCAATTGCCCATGTCTTGAGCGTCGGGCGAATAGATGTAGAGCGACGCAAACGGCGGCGAGTAAACAGAGAAGTCAATTGAGTTGTCGGGAATCGTTCTGGCGACACGGACGCAATCGCCGTGGTGCAGAGTCCAGCCTTCGCCTGTCATGGTTTCAATTTTAGTAATCATAGAGAGAGATTTTTCGCCGTTGTTGCGGAACGCTTTTGCGGCGACCTTCATTCGTTCCTGCATCTTTTGATGCGCTTCAATTTTGCGTTTAACTACGGCGAGAATCGCGCCCTCGTTCCGACCTTGCACAATCCAAGCGTTCACTGGCTTCTTTTGGCCGAATCGATATGATCGGCGAAGTGCCTGATAAAATTCCTCGAAAGAATAGGATAGTCCGACAAAAGCGACGTTCCTGCAATGTTGCCAATTCAGCCCAAATCCCGCGACTCCCGGTTTAGTAATAATCACGCGCTCTTTTCCATACGTGAACAGGTCGAGCTTCTTTTCTTTGTCCGATGCGGAATCAGATCCGCGCACCTCAATCGCCGATGGAATGACCTTCTTCAATTCGTCAGCTTCATAGTTTGTATTGCACCACACTACCCACGGTTCACGCGATGCGTTCACCTTCTCAGCGACAGCGGCGCAACGTGCCGCGCACGATATACGCATCTCACGATGAATCGTCGTGGCATTCAGTTCAGGATTACGAAAAAACTCTCCGTCCTCAGCGTCGACCTGTTCATCCACTTCTACAACGATGGACTGCATCTTGAGCGCGGGTAGCACGTAAGCTGCACCGTCAAATCCTATGTCGGCCGGCGAAGAAATGCACGCGGACCACGATCCCATCCAATTCCAAAAGTCTGCCTCAGCGTGCGCCTTTAGCCGATACGTTCCAAAGTTCATCGTGTCGTTAATGAACCACCGTGCAAGCATCTCGTTTGACGGCATGACGCCGAGAAACTCGACGTGCTGTCCAATCTCCATGAAGTCATTTGGTGCAGGCGTTGCCGTGCAGCATAGGCGATAGGGCGTGCGCTTGAACGCCGCCGTGAGCGCAATGCGCGTCTTGCCCATGAAGTTTTTCAGGATGCTCGATTCGTCGAGAACGACGCCGACGAATTGCGAAGTGTCGAAATGTGCGAGCTTCTCGTAATTCGTAATGAAGATTCCCGCACCGGTCACATCGGATTGCGTTTCAACGACAGTTGCGGCGACGCCAAACTTCTTCGCCTCCGTAGCGGTTTGATGCGCGACGGCGAGCGGCGTTAGAATGATGACTGCGCCTCCGGTATGTTGGACTACTTGCCGCGCCCACTCTAATTGCTGGAGTGTTTTCCCGAGTCCGCAGTCTTCAAACAAAGCGGCGCAACCTTGGCGAACAGCCCACTTCACAACGTGCGCTTGCCAGTCGAATAGCGGAGCGACTATCGGCATGGGTTCAAATCCTGATGCGCGAGGAAGCTTAGTCTTAGAAGCGATGAATTGATCGTAGTCTGTGGACATTGGTAGTGGTGAAGCTGACATGTGGAAAGATTGTTGCTCGCGTATTTTCGCACCCGCACGAGCGCGGTCGTTGGCCTTGGTGTGCGGGGTGGCTCCGCAGATTCCTCCCGCCAAAGTTACAGCGGCAATTTATCGCCGTCGTCTTTGTCGTCCTCGCTGTCTTCGTCGTCGCCGTCCTCGGGCAACTCGATCTGGCCTTGGGCGCGCTCGCCGATGATATACATGCGTGCCTGCTCGACTGCCTCGGCTACGAGCGCCGCGTCCGCTTCGGTCAACGGCGGCGTGTATTTCCCCGGCATCGTCGGGTGAGCGAGCAGGCGTTCAGGCGTATCAAACGCGAACTCCTTTGCGGCGTCATCGATGTTCTTGCGAACCTTGAACGACACCGTTCCCGCTCCCGACTGCTCGCCAAGCTTCAGCCCGACCACGCGCAGGCCGGTAGCGGCGTAGTCTGGCAGGAAGTGGCAGACCGTTGCCACGATGGGCGCAAGCGCGTCGAGCGCCGCGCCGAACGACGGGAGCGGGTTGTCGCGCTCGCACAAGTCGAACGATGCGTCGCCTTGCTCCCATCCAATCTCAATACTCTTGCGCCCGCGCTTGACCGATTTGATCTGAATGGAGCGCGGTTTATCGGGAGCTGCGGCGGGCGCTTCCGCTGGTGCCTGTTTCTTTTTTCTGGCCATGATTATTCCTCTGTTGGGTTGTTGTAGCGCTGACAAATTACTCTGAATCTTCCATTACCGGATAATGATTATTATCTATCTTGTCGGCGAGGTTTCGCAGTTCATGTGCCCACGGATGCACGTCATCTTTTTTCATTTCGCTTCGGTTAAATTGAGTGGTCATGGCCTCGCGAAGCAGCATCTTAGATAGATCGAATATAAAAAAATCTTCCTCGCATGAATCCCGGCCGCGTATTCCGATTTGCAATTTACCAAATCCAACCGTGTGAGCGGTGAGATTTTCGTGCGAGAGGAGTTCCTTTGGGCTTAGTTCGCGCAATAGATCGTTTACTGCTATCAAGATAGCCTGATTCTTATTACTATTCATGATAATGGTTTTTATATTACGGTAGCAGCAGCGGCGCGAGGTGACGCAGGTGGAGCAAGTCGTTGTTGAGATACTTTACCGCCTCCGCCCGCTGCGCCTCGGCCGGTAGCTCGACGGGAGCGACGCCGTCCCACCAACGCCAAAAGTGTTCGCCGGTCACGGTGTCCTCGGGAGTCTTGCGGAAAATGTCTGTGTGCTCCTCGTAGAGGCCAAACATCTCCGCTGCTTTGGTGAGCGACAGATAACGCTCGCGCTGATACAGCAGGAACTCTGACGCTAAATCGACAAAGCGCGAGTGGTAGAAACGTCCCTCACGCACGCGCATCGGGAGCGGCACGCGATTAAGCCGGCTGCGCGTTACCAAGAAGTCCAGGTCAAACTTCTTGGACGCATCACCGCATCCGCTCCAAAAGACGAACTTCGTGAGCGCGTGGTCCGACAGTGAAACGATTTGCCAGAACTGGCGTAGCGTCGCGGCTTCCGTCGCCTCGGCGATTATTGACGGCTCTCCGGTCTCCGTGACGACACCGATGCACACGACGGCGCCCGTGAGCGGGTCGAGAGCAGCGCGGTCCCTGGCGCTCTGCCAGTAGGCCGCGCACTCGGCGGCGTGCTTGGCGCGCTCGCTCTCGATCTTCTCGGCGCGGAGGGCAGCGTCCTTGATGTTCCCGAGCTTCACCGCGAGCGGGTCGAAGTCGGGAAACAGTTTCGTGAAGCGCGCTACGTTGTCCAGTAGCGGGCGGGTCTCTATGTCGAATGCCACATAGGATGGCGGTGGAAAGGAAGTCATGGGAATTGGTCTATGTTGGGTGTAGTGATACGCTCAAAAAGGCACATCGCCGTCGTCCGGTGCATCGCCGTCCGTCGGGAACGCCTGCCCGGTCGGATTGCTCGCGTCCGTCTTGGCGGCAGCGCGGGCCGGGTTGAGTCGGTCGGTATATTCATCCGACGCCTTGATGCGATTGGCAATCCACTCGGGGAGCGTTGTCGGAATCGTGATTGGTCCCTCGGCGGGAATATCGTAGATGATCGCGGGGTTCTCGGGCTTGATGCGCTCAGTCCCGGCCATAGGTTTCATAATCGCGGCAATGTTCGCGTAGACTTTCGATCCGTCGCGGCTGGGCTTGTGCACAATGGACAGGAGCGCCATCGCTCCGCAGACCTTGGCGACGTCGAAGCACTTCGCTTCGTCCTCCGTAAAATCCTTGCCGCGCCATGCGGCGAGCTGCTTGCGCAGGTTGCTCTTCTTGTCGGTCGAGAGCGTGTAGCTTTCGGAAATTACCCGTGGGCAATCTTTGGTTACGCCGTCGACGGTGAACTCGCCGCGAACATGCGGAAGCTCGAATTGTAGAAGCACCTTGCGGCGCGAGGGGAACCCGCCCGCAACCTGCGGGGGCGTTCCGACGTCGATTACTCCGTAGCAAACAGCGAGGGCCGTGCCTGCTGGGATGGGGGCGTGCTCTTTGCCGCCGGATGATGATGCAATAGGCATGATGTTATTTTGTAGACTTACTGACGATGTATTTGGATTTGACGGACGAGAGCGGAGTGGGCACACGTTGCACCCGTAAGCTCTGGGAATTGGTCGCCGCCTTCGCCGCCGTGGAAAGCGGGGGGGCGGCAATTGTTTTTGCAACAAGGTAGTCGATGACCTCGCCGCGGCTGAAGTCGGTGGTCCGCATGATGCGGTCGATCTCGCGGGCGGTCTCGGGCTTCACGGTCGATCCTGAGAGCATAACGCGAGCTTCGTCGCCTTTGAGCGGGCGGTGGCCTCGGGTGGCGATTGAGGGGAACGTGGTCATGGTAGTGGGTTCAGGACTACGATAGTCCCGATGATGAGCAGGCCGAGAACGATGCCGGCCGCAAGTGCGGCGACCGCAACGCGCACGCTCAAGCCGTTGCTCGGGTGCCGGTGAAGGCAGTGGTGGTGATGGTGATTAGTCATGGAAGTTCACGGAGGGGCTACGGTCGACGGTGCGGGACTCTGCGAACCGCTCGGCGAGATGGTCGGCTTCGGAGAGGAGCTTTGCCGCCTGCTCGCGCTTTGCGGCGACGACCGCGGGGCCGCAGAGCGCGTCAACTTGTGCTGTGATGGCATCGGTGAGGTTCAACGCCGACAAATGTTTTCCTGAGCCGTCGGTGTAGGTTTGCCACAGCACCTCACCGGCGCTGCCGATCTCGGCCTTTATGGTAACGTAGCTTTCGCCGGTGGCGGCGCGGAGAGCGCGTTGCGCCGCAACGAGGCAAAGCTCGGCGGCGGTGGTGTCGGGAATCATAGCGTTCATGGGACTATTGGTTGGTTACTGAGCTTCTGGAAAGTGCCGAGGTTGCGGCGAGCGCGCGTCACAGCACCTCGCCTTGGTCTCGGGGAGCGGCATAGTTGCCGCACCGTGCGCCCACCCTCGACGTAGCGAGAGGAGGCGGGAGGTGCGTCAGATCATCACGAGACATTGTTTTCCGACGTAGTAGCCGATGGTGGTTTCAGTATTCGAGCGAGCACAGCCGACAACGGCGGCGGCAAATGGGCAGTCGTAAAAGCCAAAGAACATTTCTTGGCCGGATGCACCGATCAGATAGAGGGGATACTTCATGGGAGCTTTATTGGTTTCTGCCGGAGGAGCGTTCCCGGCGTTGGTGCCAGGGTGGAAATTCCTTCGATGCGCAAAATAGATTTCATTCCTCGCAAAAGTTCAAGAACTATTTTGCGAGGAATGGGAGTTGGATACGCTCCCGTAGCTATGGGAAACAGGCGGAAAAGAAAGTTTGATGGATACGCTTTTGGCGCTTTGCGGCCCACCGTCCGCCGCGATCCACGGCGGCACCGTTCGCAACTTTGTTGTTTACAGGCAGCGGCGAGAGCTTTTGAGATGCGCACGTCAAGCGGAGGACTAACCGCGCGAGCCAACAATTTCAGGAGTCAGTTTGAAAGCCCGTCGTGATTAGTCCCACGCCGGGCTTTTTCATGCCCACCGACCGCACCGGCCCGCAGCGACAAGGCCGAGCAGGACCGACAAGCCTCCGGGTGGAGTCGGGCATCGGTGGCGAGCCTTACCCGCTCGCGCAAATGTGTCGGCGCAAGCCGAGTGAGCAAGCGGACAAGAGGTGTGCAGCGCACTCCCGAGCCTCCCCGCATCGTCCCGTCCTCCCAGTCCGAAGCGCCATCGCTTCAACGTAGCTCTCCCCCTCACACGGGGTGAGCTATGCCCACCAACCCCGAACCGAAACGCCAGTTGCTCCACCGTGACGACCGTAGCACCGCCGCAACTACAGAATCTAATTGTCGCACGTGTCGTGACAAAAATCTCGACAACGGGCGCGGAGTGTGTTGCGGTCGCTGGCATGAAGCCTAACGACCCAATCTCAGCGAAACACAACAAGAGCGATGCCCCGGCGTTGCGCTGTGATGCGCTGGTTCGGCGGTGGCAGCCGAAACGCGGACAGACATGGGAGGTGCGCGAAATCCGCTACGGGCATGTTTTCGCATGGAGGACCGACAAGAACCGGCCCGACGCTCAGGAACCTCACTGCCTCCTTTGCGGTAAGCCGAACGTTTCACGATGAGCCAGGAGCCCGCAGCCCACTCAGCGCCACCGCCCTCCCCTGATCCGTCGAAAAAGGACGAGTCGGGCTCGTTGTGCTCTGGCGTGTTGGTTCGGCCTCCGGGTGCTGGTCGTCCGCCCAAGCCTGATCGACGGCGGAAAATACAGGCGCACTGCGAGATCTGTGGGCAGGGCATGGACTCCCGGCGCTACTACTGCGGTGCGACGTGCCGCAAGCGGGCGCAGCGCGAAACGCAAAGGGCTCAAATGGGTATCTCGACGGTAAATCGTGACATTTCTTCGACCGGGAATGACCTGATCGCGACGGGCCTGTCTGTGATGCGGATGGCTGTCGAATCGTCCGAAAAACCGAGTGCTGCCGCTGCCATGCGTGCCGTCAGGAATGCGGTGCGAGGTCGCCATAATTGGTGGAAGCGGTGGGTGACACAGGAGCACAGGGAAACAGTCGCCGTGCAGATTCTTCGAGAATCCCTATGGCTTCGCTGCCTTCAAGCCACCGTGAATTTTATGCCGAACACTAAGCCATGAAAAAACCAACAGACACGCAAATCGCGGCGGAAATCGCCGCTCTAAAAAAGCTCAAGCCGGTCGGCCCGTTCGCGCGCAAGACGGCGGAAACAATCGCGGTCGTAATCGACGCGCTTGACGGTCAAATAGATGAAACCGCGCCCGAATTTTCGGAGCTGACCGACGACCAGCAGATGGCCGCAGTCGATGCGATGAGATGGAAGAATGGTTACATCGCCGCAAAACCGACCGCCGACTGGGACGGCCTCTGTGCATAACATCGCGGTGAGACACGCGGAGGACGGGGCCAAGCACGCTCCCTGACCATCGCCCGCGTTGTCTCTACCAACTGGTCCACCTCTTTTCCTATGACTAACGAAGAAATATACGATGCGGAGATCGCCCCGGCACTCCTGAAAATCTCGCAACGCTGCCAAGAACTCGGCTTCGCAATGGTGGCCTCCGTCGAGTGGGAAGTCGGCGAGAACGGACGCACCGAGTTCTGTCCGAAGACGGACGGAAGCACGCCGCGCCCGAGCGCGAAACAACTGCTCGTCCACTACGCCGCGCGATGTCACGGGAACATCGACGCTATGCTCATGGCGGTCATGCGCGACGCCGAGAAATACGGCCACACGTCGGCCTATCTGCACAACCTCGGCGTGAAAGAAACGCCTTCTTTGGTGAACGTCCGAAATCTGCCACGCGATGAACCCGGCCCCGCATCCTGAAACGAGCCACGCAATCGCGTTGGCAGTAGAGAGTTGGTTAGCCCTCTTTTGAACCATGAAACTCATATCAATCAACGAAGCAGCCGCCGCAGGAATTGAACGCCTGCGCTATCCAAAATGGGTGACGCCAGAAGACCACCTAAAAATCGACATCATCGACGGCAAGCCGGGGCTATGGACGCACCTCTTCGCGCCGTTCAATCGCGAGTGCAACGGGCGCGACCCTGTAAGCATAATCTGCACGCAGATGGACTACGGCGCAGCGGAGTGGGAGCCCTACACGGGTCCAATCTCCGGCAGCGACGAATACAAGGCCGCACAAGCGTGCTACGACGGATGCCTTGGGGCTAACGATTGCGGTCAGACAGGCGCTGCGGACGGACAATAACTCAACTCAACGGCCCCGTCAGCGCCTTGTCTGTAGTGCGCTGGTTAGGCCCTCTTAAAATATGAAACTGAAAACCGAATATCCACTCCACAAATTCAAGGCCGGAAGCTATGCGTATCGCGGCTTCAACTTCCGAACGCGGGGCTGGCACTGGGAAGTGATCGACGGTGACAGCGAGCCGACTCGCGTGAAATCGCTTATCGCGGGAATCCGTCTGGTCGATTCTTGGTATGCACACGGCATCGTGGCCTAACGCGGACGTGAGCCGCGCCCCGTAGGGGCGTTGGCTCTGCGGACTGGTTCGACCTCACTCTCTCTATCTCCCGAACAACAGCGAAAAACCAATGACACCCGAAATCGAAAAACAAATCGTGTCGCTCATCGAAGCGGCAAAGCAGACCGGCAATGATGCCGCGTCTTTCATCGCGCAGCAGGCTCCCGACGTGATCGCTCAACTCATCCGCTGGAAGATCGGCGAGGGAATAATTGGCGCGGTAATCGGCGTGGCGCTGATGTGGGCGGCGCTGAAACTCTTCCGGCTGGCGTGGAAGAAACAGCAGGACGGCGACATCGACGAAATCGTGTGGGTACCTGCGGGAATCGCCGTCGCCGTGATGTGCATCGGCGGATTTGCGCTCGCCTACAACGGCGTAACGCAGACCGCAAAGGCCACTCTCGCACCCAAGGTCTTGATCTTGGAAACCGTCGCAGACCTGGCACGCAACAAGTGAGGTCGAACATCGGCGGTCAGACACGCGCGGAGTTGGCCCACCCGAAATCGAAACCCCAGTAACGCGCGTTGTTCTGTAGCGCCTTGGTTCGAAAGGCGCGCCCCTGACTCCCGAAAACTATTCTCCCGAATGAAAACCAAAACGACCGCCCTCAAAGACCTCGCCGAGCACCTAGAGCGTATCAGCCGCAACAGCCGTGGCCACGGCGGACACGGGTGGACCTATGACGAGGAAATCGAAATGCTGCACACTGCTGCTGCCGAAATTCAGCAAATGAACGCGGCGATAAAAGAGTATGTCTCCGCCTCAATCGTGAACGTGCCGGCAAGCAGAGTGCAGGACGCTTGGGAGAACCTGAAGGCCATCGCCGCGCCGTCGAACGATTGTGGTCAGCCACGCGCGAAGCGCGTTGGGCTGTAGCACACTGGTTCGCCTCTTTTTTATGGATACACCAACACCACGAACAGACGCACAGAACTTCGGCGCATCCTGCGCAACCGATTTCTGTCGGACGCTCGAACGCGAAAACATCGCGCTCCGCGCTGCTTTGGAGCTAGAGCGCGCAGAAAATCTGAAACTGAAACAAGGGGCCACGCTGTTCGATCTTGAAATGTTTGTAACGCGGCAAGCCTACCGACTGACGGACGCGCTCAAGGCGAACGCCTCGCATGAGCCATGACCTGCGCGCCTCTACAATCTAGCACCACATCACCGCGTGACGCGCAGGGCATTGGCTCTGGGCGATTGTTGGGCCGGGTGCTGGTGGCCTGCGAATACTCCGGCGCGGTGCGCGATGCCTTCGCGGCTCGCGGCTGGGATGCCTGGAGCTGCGACCTCCTGCCGAGCGAAAAGCCTGGCAACCACTTCGTCGGCGACGTGCGCGAAATTCTGGCCGATGGCTGGGATATGATGCTCGCCTTTCCGCCATGCACCCATCTCGCGTGCTCGGGTGCTCGCCACTTCGCTAAGAAGCGAGCAGACGGACGCCAGCGCGCAGGCGTCGAACTATTCATGGCCTTCGCTCGCGCTCCAATCCCACGAATCTGCATCGAAAACCCCGTGGGCATCATGTCGAGCGTCTGGCGTGAACCTGACCAGATAATCCAACCCTACTATTTCGGGGACGAGGCGCAAAAGACGACGTGCCTATGGCTCAAGAATCTACCACCGCTTCAGCACGCCTCAGAAGATGACTGGTTTGCGGCGAAAACGCACGTCGGGCGCGGAGCGATGCACTACTTTTCGAGCGGGAAACGCATGGCCGCGCATCACATGCTTTCGCGCATTGGCGCAGGCGGTGCGGGAAAAGGACGAAGCCGAACCTTTCCGGGGATAGCTCTTGCGTTCGCAGACCAATGGACGCGCGCCACACGGCCCAACTCCTGAGATCAGCCACGCCGGGGACGGCGTGCTAAACTTTCAAATACCATGAATGAAACTCCTGCCAGTAAACCGTCAGAAAACCTCGGAGCCCCGGCGTTGCGCTGTGGCGAATTTGTTCGGCCTCTTAAACGCTTTTCTTCTTCGATGGGAAACACGGGAATGGGAGAATACGACGGCGATCCATACCCAACGCTGGAACCGAACGACGAAGGCGAATGGGTGAAGGCAGAAGAGCATGAGGCCGCCGTCGCGCAACTCGTCGCCGCTGGAGAAGAAATGGCGCTGGCGATCAGACAGGTCGAGCGGTCAGGTTCGGTTTGCCTGCGATACAAAATGCTTTTCGCCATATGGGATGAAGCGAAGATGGGTTGGCCGAACGTTCCGGTCAGACACGAGCCGAAGAACGGAGAATCTAAACCATGAACGAACAAAAAGCCCGCGAACTATTCGAGAATGTGCGCAAGCTGCACACTCCCGACCGCCCGACGGTCACGAGCGAACTGGCCCCGACCGAACAACAGGCCCAGTCGGCTCGTTGTTCTGTAGCGGTTGGTTCGGGGTGGGTCTCCGCCGGCCTGCTGCTTCAGATGGTGCGAGCGTGGGAAAAAACCGCGAACAAGGAAAAGCATGAAGCGGAACTATGCCTCGATCACACGAACATGGTCGGCCACTTCGCAATTCACGGCGCATACAAAACCGCAGCGAATGAGCTGCGCCTGCTGGTGGAGGACGCGAGCGTGCGCCAGCCCACTCCGAACACCTCAATCGCACGATCTGCCGAAAATGAGAAACCTTAATAGTCGCCGTAAGATTGGCCGAAAACGCGGCATCGCATCGGCTCGGGCGTGGACGCCGCGAACCGCCGATGCGGACACGCTGCGCCGCCGTGCGCTCCACGATGCGCGCGGGATGATCGTGCGCGAAGGCGTGACCTACCACGGCGATGGGCGCATGACTCCGTGGAGCGTGCGCCGCTCCATTTACGGGCGAGTCGATCAACTCGACGTGTTCGCAGGCGGTGCGCTCTGGCGCACGGGCGGGCCGCGCAGGGTGGCGCGGTGGCTAGGCTGAAATCTTGACGCTTGCGGCGTGGCATGACCACGACAACGCAGCGCACCTTCGCAACACAGTTCACCGGCTCAGTCGATAGAGCCACCGGAATCATTCGCGGCGTTGCTGTAATTACCGAGGGCATCGCCAAGGGCCACGGTGAGGAGATCGACGCAATCACGCTCTCCCAGGTTGCGGCCTGCGCCCGTAGCTTCGCGGGCGGGCTGAAGGTAGTGGACCGACACACGAAGTCGTCTGATTCGATCTTCTCGACCACCGGCACGCTCCGCAACTTTCGCGTAGAAGGCGGCAAGGTGAAGGCCGATCTTTACATTTTGGATACGGAGCCGAACCGGGACAAGCTCTTGGAGATGGCCGAGAAGATGCCGGACACGTTCGGGCTATCCATCGCATTCAGCGGGCCGACCGAGGTGCGCGACGGGCGCAACTTCGCACGGTGCACGGAGATTTATAATGCGGCGCTTGTCGACGTTCCCGCCGCAAATCCTACGGGACTTTTTTCGGCAATCGTTCCACCGGTGGCCGGTGCGGGCGTTGACGCAAGCGGGGCAAGTAACATTTCCCCCATGACGCCTGACGAAATTCTCAAACAATGCGGTGCGCTGATTGCCTCCGCTACGACCGAACTCGCCTCCCGTCTCGCCGCGGCTGAGACGAAGCTCGCCGCCTACGGTGCCGACACCAAGTCGAACACAGACGCCGTGACCGAGTGCTCCGCGAAACTCACCGCCGCCGTGACCGAGTTCACCGCGAAGCTGGGCGACGATAATAAGCGCATCGAACTCGCCGCGCAGACCGTGGCCAAACAGTTCACCGCTCACATCGGCACCTCCGCCGGAGTTCGCACCGATGGCGGCGGCGCTCCTGCCGCTCCGGTGCCTTCGCCCGCTGACGCTTTTGAGGCCGTCGCCAAGAAACACTTCGCCTCGACCAAGAGCCAAGTGAAGGCGTTCGAGCTGGCGATGGGCGAAGACCCGAAGGGTTACGCCGCTTTTCGCGCTGCGAACCGCGACATCAAGTTTGCCTAAGCCGGCAACCACTCCACGCACCCAACCGCATCACCTAACCAATTACGATCATGGCCACCGCCAACAATCTCACCCGCACCTTTCCTGTCACGGTCGCTATGTCTAAGGGCACCGTGGTTCAGCTCCACACCGACGGCAACATCCGCCCGAACCCGATCAATCAGTTCGGCATCGGCGTCCTCCTGGACGATTGCACCGCGAACGCCTACGAGAACCCCGCCGTCCGACTGTGGGGTGCCGGCACCGTTCCGATTTCCGTCACTGGCACGCCGTTGACCGCTGGTAACATCCTCTACGCCGTCACGGGCGGGCAGGTCGCCGGCACCAATGGGTTCATCGGCGGCGCGAACGGTGGTCGCATCCTCGGCTCGCTGGTCGAGACCACTGGCTCCGCTCAAAATGGAAACTCTTTCGAGGTGCAGATGTTCACGAGCATCGGCGCGTAAGACCTGAGAAACTACAACCAATAACTCTAAACTTTACCCACCATGCAATCACTCGGCGGAACTCAACTTCGGGCAGACCTTCGCGGCGTAGCGGAAGAAGCCTATCTCCAAAGCGAACTTTACATCGGGCCGAAGGTGCTTCCCCCGTTGTCCGTATCGGCCAAGGCCGGACAGTATCCTTACATCTCGGTCACGTCCGGTTCGCTCCTCCGCAACGAGGTCAAGCGCCGCGGGCCGAGTGCGAACTACGCCCGCATTGCGCGGTCGTTCTTCAGCGACAACTACACGTGTCTCGAATACGGAATTGAGGCCCCTGTTGACGATAGCAACGCGGCCGACGTCGCACGCTTCTTCCCGCTGGAGGCGACGGAGACCCGCCGCGCTCTCGGCCAGGTGCAGCTCGCTCACGAGATCCGTTGCGCCGCAAAGGTGTTTGATCCTTCGGTGTTCTCGTTGACGACCAGCGCGACGGCCTACACGACGGCCAACCTCTCCACGTTCGACCTCGGTCTGGATGTGGACACGGCCAAGCAGGCGATCCAAGCTCGCGGTGAATCGACCGAAGGGCTCACAGTTGTCATGTCGCTCCCGATGTTCAATCGGGTGCGTGCTTCCACCCGTATCCAAAATCGCATTCGCGGCACCATCTCGACCGACTCTCAGCTGGTCCTCACGAAAGATGCGCTCGCTGCGTGTCTCGACGTCAAAGAGGTGCTCGTCGGTTGTGCGGCCTACGACACGAGCAAGCAGGGCGCGGCCTCGCCGGTTATGTCGAACATCTGGTCCGACTCATATGTCTGGCTCGGTCGCTGCGTGCCGGGTGGTTCGCAAGAGCAATACTTCAACGGCTCGACGGGCTTTACGCTCTTCTGGAACGAGGATGCTTCGATCTTCCAGGTCGAGAGCTACCGCGAGGAAGACATTCGCTCCGTCATCGTCCGTGCTCGGCACAACGTCGCGGAGAAAATCGTCATGGCGACGGGCGCGCAGCTCTTGGTCAGTCAGTATAGCTAATCTCTGGGACTGGGTTTGATTCATCACACTAAGCCGCCTCCGAAACGGGGCGGCTTTTTTGTGCGAACATTTCAAGGAATGTCGTGACAAGCGGCGCACGCTCTGATTGTCGTCAGGGCATGGCAAAAGCAAAGACGACGACAGCGACCAAGCCGGTGCGCGTGAACCGCGTGCAACTCCCGACGCAGCGGGTGAAGCAGACGACGATTGATAAGCTGGAGCGGATGCGTCCGGTGCACAAAGGGCTCGGCAAGGCAATCGACTACGCGGTGGAGGCGGCGAAGGAATGAGCTCAGGCGCGACCATTTCCCTCTGCGTCATCACGGGCAACGAAGCGCCCGCGGTCGTCGGCTTTCTCGACTCGTTCAAGGACGCGTTCGACGAGCTGTGCATGGTGCGGGCCGTCGGCTCATTGGAGCACGACAGGACTCTGGCAATGGCCCGGCTCTGGTGCGCGCAGAACGGCAAGAAGTGTCAGCTAGGCGAATACAAGAACGGCGCGGCGGCAGCGGAATGGCCGCACGTGGACGACTTCGCAGCGGCACGGAATCAAGCGTGGGCGCTGGCTACGTGCGACTGGCAACTATGGGCGGACCTCGACGACATGCTTGTGGCCAAGCCGGCCGACGGCGAGGGCGGGGCGGAACTGATTCGCCTTTGCGCGGGTGCGGGCAGTCACGATTTCTTTTTCTTCACCTACGATCTTCGCGGGCAACACGAGAAGAACGTGCGCGAGCGGTTGTTTCGGCGCGGCATCGCCCGCTGGACGAATCCGATTCACGAGACGCTACGCGAGATCCCCGTGGATACGGGAGCGACGCAGCGCAAGGCGCTCATTGAGGAGCGCGTGGTGTTTGAGCACGCTCCGCAAGCGGAGAAGGCACGCGACCCGCTGCGCAATCGGCGCATCATGGAGCATCACATGCGCTACGTTCACGCCTACGCGTTTGAGCTGCATCGGGAATACTACTACGAGTGGCAGGCGACGAAGACCAAAGAGGCGGCGGAGGCGGCGACGAAGTGGGCGGAGATTGCTCACGAGACCGATTGCCTACCGGAGCAACGCTACGACATGCTGCTCCATCAAGCAAACATCGTCAGCGGGCGCGACTTGGAGCACGCGCTTGACCTCGTGTGGCAAGCGGTGCGCATCAATCCGAAGTGCCGGGACGCGTGGGGCGACCTAGCTGAATACGAGATGCGACTCGACCGCGGACCACGGGCGGCGGTGGCCACGGGCTTCATGCAATCCATCCCGAAAGCGGCGGTGTGCGGATATCCGCAATCGCAGAAATACTTTGGGTGGACCGGCGCACACCTGCGGGCGCGTAGCCTGCGGGCAGCGGGCAAGGACGACGCGGCGCGGCAGACGGAGGCGGTGCTGTTCGAGAAGCACGGGAAACTGATCTCGTTGCTTCACGCGACTCGCGGCCGGCCGGCGCAGGCGCTCGCGTGTCGCGAGGCGTTCTTCCGCGCAGCCAACGTGCCGCTCGGCATTGAGCATATCTTCGCAATCGACGCCGACGATGCAGCCTCGCTTGCGGCGCTGAAGGATTACCGTCACGTAGTGGTAAAGGAACCACGCGGGTGTGTGAAGGCGTGGAACGCAGCGGCAGCGGAGAGCACGGGCGCGGTGCTGGTGCAGCTCTCGGACGACTGGCTCCCGTGCTACAATTGGGATGATCTCGTGGTGGAAGCTCTCGGGGACCTCACCGCTCCGAAGGTGCTCGCAATCCACGACGGTCACCGCAACGACGCGCTCCTCTGCATGGCTATCCTGACACGGGCGCGCTACGAGCAACAGGGGCGCGAGATGTTCGCGGCGGAATACTTCGGTGTTTTCTCGGACAACGAGTTCACGGTTCGAGCCTACCGCGACGGCGTAGTGGTGCAGGCACAACACATCGTGTTCGACCACCGGCACCCGATATTTGAAGGCAAGCCCGTAGAACAATGGGACGAGACGCACCGCCGCCAGAACGCCGCCGAACGCTACGCCGAGGGCGAGGCAATCTTCAAACGCAGGAACCCAACACCATGAACGACACCAAAGAAGATTTGATTGCGCAGGGATGGAAGATCACGAGCGACGGCCCCTCGGGGACGCAGCTTGAGGAGCCGAAGCGGATGAACAAGCGCGAGGGATTCGCCGTAGTCGCCGGCATTGCTCTGCTCCCGGCCTACGGGTTCGGGCTTATTATCATTCTCGCCGCGTTCGTTGACCATGTAACGCGCAAGCCAAACGTCCGCTTCTTCTCCCGATGAGCAACAACCCCGAGACCAACCTTGCCGCGGCCTCCGTGGTCATCGGTGTTCTCGGGTGCGCGCTTGTCGTGAGTGGTCTCGGAGGGCCGACTAAGCCGCTCGCTCAACTCGCGCTGGGAATAATCTTCGTTGTATCTGCTTTCTCACTATTCGCCCTAGCTTGGAAAAACAAACCATGATCAAAGTTCACCGCACGCATTGCGCTCTCCGCCTCGGGGACAACCTCGCCCACCTGCATTTTTTGCGGGCGCTCGCCAAAGAAAATCCGACGCATCACTTCATTCACTTCGCTCACCTCTGCTACATCGCGCAGCTGTCCGAGGTCGTGTGCGACCTGCCGAACGTGCAGGTGTTGAGCCTGGAGCGCGTGAGCGCACCGCCGAAGACGCCGCTGGAATTTTGGACGATGAAGCCGATGCACATGGAGAGCATCGACGCATGGAAGAATGCGGGTCACTACTGGGAGCGGCACCCGCTGCGGCTTAACTACGCGCAGTTTGCGCTTGGTCTCGCGGTGAAGTTATCGGAAGCGATGGGACTACAAAGCCCGCTGCGCTGCGTGCAAGATTTGCAGTTTTCATACCCGGCACTTGAGGCATGGAACTATGAACCGTTCGACGTGCTCGTGGTCAACTCGACGCCGCGCAGCGGACAGCTTCCGGCCTACAATGTGAAGGAGATGAACCACGTCATAGGCCAACTCTCCAACCGCTACAAGGTTATCACGACTGCGCCGACGCCGCATAGCTGCGGGTGCACGCAGGAACACGGGATGACTGTTTCACAGATTGGGGCGCTGTCACGCTTCTGCAAATACATCATCGCGGTGAGCACGGGACCGAGCTGGCCGACGTTCAATGTGTTCAATGCGCAATCAGTCCTGCTTCGCTACGTGCTGATTGATCGTGAGGAAGTGAAGATTTCCCCGCGCACCGTGAACTTGAACAACGTCAGCAGCCTCGGTCACGAGCTTTCCATCGCGGGCATCCTATGAGCTACAAAAGCGAAATCACGGATGCGATGACAGCAATGGGGCGCGACCCGCTGACGTGCTTCCTCGGATACGGTGTGCGCAACGGCAAGGCCGGCGGCACGCTCGCGCGCGTGGATGAGGCGCAGCTGATCGAGACGCCGGTAGCGGAGAACTTGATGACCGGGCTGGCCATCGGACTCGCGCTCGCGGGCCGGCGTCCCGTGGTCTATTTTGAGCGCATGGACTTCATGCTGTGTGCGGCTGATGCAATCGTGAACCACCTCGACAAGATGGCCGTGATGAGCGCGGGCGAGTTCAGCCCCGGCGTCATTCTGCGGTGCGTAGTGGGCAACACGCGCAAGCCGCTGTTCACGGGCGAGACACACACGCAGGACTTCACGGACGCTTTCTCGAAGCTCCTCAAGATGCCGGTGATGACGTTGAACTACGAAGCGCACATCGGAAGCATTTACGCGCAAGCGCAAGAGGCGCAGCGTTGCGGCGGCTCAACCATGATCGTCGAATACAAGGACAAGCTCTGATGCGCGCCGCGATCCTCACCGAACTGAACGCACCGCTGACGCTCGACGACGTAGAGCCGGCGGCACTACGCTACGGGCAGGTGCTCGTCCGCGTTCTAGCTGCTGGCATCTGCGGAGCACAACTCCAAGAGATTCGCGGCGAGAAGGGAGGGCCGCTCCCCCACCTACTCGGACACGAAGGATGCGGCATCGTCGAGGCCATTGGCCCGGGCGTGACGCGCATGAAGGAAGGCGACAGGGTAGTGATGCATTGGCGCAAGGCGGCGGGCATTGAGTCGGCGTTTCCTGAATACGTTTGGAACGGGCGGACGATGACTAGCGGACTCGTGACGACGTTCGCGGAGAAGTCGATTTGCTCTGAGAACCGACTGACCGCAGTGCCGGACGACACGTCGATTGACCTCGCCGTCCTGCTCGGGTGCAGCCTATCGACGGCACTTGCCGCCGTAGAACAGGAGTCGCGGAAGTTTGGGGAGAACGTGCTAGTCATCGGCCTTGGCGGTCTCGGCTTGTCGCTACTCGCGGCGCTCGATCTGACGACGCCCGCTCGCGTGTGCACCTGCGACATTCACGAGAACAAGCGTCGGCGGGCAGAGATTGCCGGGGCAGAGTTCGTGAACCTCACGCGCGAGAAGGTGTCGGGAAAATTCGATTTGATCTTGGACACCGCCGGAAGCGCGGAAGCAATGGAGACCGCGCTTGAAACGAACCTCGCGCCGTCTGGTCGCTACGTGATGGTCGGACAGCCCGCACCGGGAAAGCCCGTGTGCATCCGTAACGCTCGCCACCTCTTCGACGGCGAGGGCAAATCCATTCGCGCGACGCAGGGCGGCGGCTTCCGGCCTGACGTGGACATTCCCCGCTACCTCCGCGCTGCCGACAATCTCCTTGTGCACAACTTACTCACTCACCGCTTCCAGCTCGCGGAGATCAACGCAGCCCTAGACCTAGTGCGAGCGGGCGAAGCGGGGCGAATCATCATTGAAATGACATGAACCACGGACACACAGCGGAAACGCTCATTGCATTTGAACAGCGCATCGTCGGCCTGTTCGCCGCGGGCGAGCTGCCGTTCCTCGTCCATCTCAGCGGCGGCAACGAGGCGAAGCTATTGGAAATATTCCGCGACGTGCAGCCCGGTGACTGGATCTTCTCGGGGCACCGCAGCCATTATCACTACTTGCTCGCGGGCGGAAGCGAAGACCACCTTGAAAAGTTGATACGCGACGGGCGCTCCATGTTTGTGTTCGACCGCTCGCTCAACTTCGTCACGTCGTCCATCCTCGCGGGCGTGTGCTGTCCGGCGGCGGGCGTTGCGTTGGCACTGAAGCAAGCGGGGAGCGCGGCGCGCGTGTGGTGCTTTCTCGGCGACGGCGCCGAGGACAACGGGCATTTCTGCGAAGCGGTGCGCTACGCCGAGGGCCACGGGCTACCCGTGCGCTACGTCATAGAAGACAACGGACGCCAGGTTGACACGTCCTATCGGGAGCGGTGGGGAACTGAGCGGCGCTGGCAGTGGGACAACAGCCCGTGCGTGCTCCGTTACCATTACACGCCGACGTTCCCCCACGGGGGCGCCGGCTTGCCAGCGGGCTCCGTGAAGTTCCGACCGGAGATAGTGGAGAGGTTTGCCAATCGCGGGCGCTCTTGACGCTTCCGGCGAGGCATGGCGATTGACACCAGCTACTTCGCGTCCGACCTCGCGGCAATGATTGCCGACCTCCCGTGCGTGGCGCAGTTCGGCGCAACTGAGTTCAATTGCGCGGCGAGCAACCTAGAAGAAAGCGAGGCGCTATTGCTCACCGGCAACGACAGCGGGGCGGCGATCCGTATCGTGTTCCCCGTGACGGCGTTCACGGTCACGAGTGCGTTCAAACCACAGGCGCGGTTGTCGCTGAAGTTCCCGTCGCTGACGGCGTTCACGGCCTACGAGATCGTCACCATTGCGAAGTCGCCGGACGCGATTGGCTACGAAGTAGTGCTGAAGGCTGACAACCGGAGGACGTAGCGCCGTGGCTTCGGGCAAAGATACCGGCCTCAGTGTGAAGACGACGGAGTTCAGCGGCTTTTTGCGTGAGCTGAAGAACAAGCTCGGCGACAAGACCGACATGAAGACCATCGTGAACTACGAAATGGGTCGTGTTTTGAATAAGGCGCTCGCGCTCACGGGAAAGGCTGACGAAGCGAAGATCGAAGCACGATGGGCAAACGCGAAGGCTCTGCGCGTCGGCGGTATAAATGGGCGGTTGGTCTGGCTCACGAACAAGAAGACAGGACGGCTACAACATTTTCCCGATGCAAAATGGAACGAGCTGAAGTCGGTGCGGGCAACGTCACTGGCGCGGGCGCTCGCAAAGGTCGGCGCAGCGAAAGCAAGCTGGGCGGCAGCGGCACGGAAGCTCGGGCAGAAAATCACGGTGCCGCAATACGTTGAAAACGTCGTCATCAAGAACGGCGTGGACCGATTCGCAACGGTGGACAAGGACGAGGGCGCGATGAACTACGGCGTGACGGTGCTGAACAATATGCGCATCCTCAACCGCGCACCCGAAGGACGCCAGGCGCTGTTCGCGGCGTTCGCGGGCCGCGTTGGATTCTATCGGCAAAACATGGCTCGCGGCGTATTCGACTCAATCGACAAGCTCACAGCGAAATACAAAGGCGTCATCGTTCGGAAGTCTTGACGCATCCCGCGCAAGCATGGCCACCCTTGCAACGCTCCTTGACGTAGAGACCGAAGTCGAAACCTGCTTTCAGTCGATCCTTGCCGCGGCGCCGTTCAACCTACCGGCCATCGCCAGCGACTCAGCCACTGACCTGCTCACGCCACGCGTCGACGTCATAGCCGAAGTCATCCGATGGGGGCCGCACCAAATCACGCCAGCGTCCGGCACCTACGCGGGCGTCGCGGTCTACGATCAATTCGCCGTCCGCCTGACGCTCGCGCTCATCTACCAACCGGAGCAGGCGCAGTCGCCCGGCACGCTGCGCGGGCAGCTCCGACAAGTGCTCACCGGCTGGACGGCAATGAAGGCCGCGTTCGCGGTGCGCAATTACCTGATACCCACGGGCGACTCACTACGGCAGACCGGCGGCGGTCGCACGATCAACAACGACGAGCGCACCGAGACGCTTACGACCTCCTTGGAGTTCGTGTGTTTCCTGAATCCGAACGCCGTCACCGTTGCGACGTAACCGTTGACGCTTTCGCAAAAGCACTATGGCCGCTTACAACGACGGAAACCTCCCTTTTGGTTCGCAGATCATCACCATCGGCGCAACTGCCTACGTTGCCGAGAAAATCAGTTACTCCGAGCCCTCAACCGTGGTTGAGCGGCGCGACGAGGACGGCGACCCGTCCGGTCAGGTAGTCGTCACCGGCTTCGGCAACGGCAGCGCGGAGCTTCAGTTTGCAACCACGCTGACCGTCATCCCGGCCGTCGGCGCGACGTTCACCCTCACGCGCCAAGGCGGCGCGGTCGCCGGCACCATCGGCGCGGTCATCACCGAAGTCGGCGAGGCCTACGGCCAGCTGGAAATCAAGAAAGCGTCGGTCAACTTCCGCCGCCGCTACAACTGAGCCTCTCGGCGGGCTAGTCACCGACAGCGGCGAAGGCTCGCCAACACCCATGAGCCTTCTGAATTTCAGCGACATTCCCGGCTACGCGGAAGCCGTGAAAGAGGAGCAACTCAACCGCGACGTTGCGTTTCTCGCAACCCCTGCGCCGATTTGCGGCGTTCCGATTGCCCACATGAGCCTCCGACATTGGTCCATGCTCATCGGGTGTCGAAACCGCTTCATTCACGGCGAGCGTCCCGAGGCGGGCGACGTGGCGATGTTCTTGTGGTTCCTGTCGCCTGACTACGCAGCCGGGGACAACGCAGCCCGTGAGAGGTTCGTTGCGGAGCGCGTGCGCCCGATAGACTTCGGCGCCGCGGTGAAGGAAATCTTCGCCTACCTCGGCCGCGTGTTTCAGGACATCCCGAACAGCAACAGCAAGAGCAGCGACACCAAGAGCTACACCGCGCCCGTGGCTTCAATGGTCGATTTGATTGCCCATGAATACGGCTGGACTGACGAGACGATCCTGACGCTTCCGCTGTCCCGGTTGTTCCAATACATGCGGCGAATCGAAAAGCGGAACGATCCGAAGGCGATGCAGTTCAATCGAAGCGAGCAATTCGTTTCCCGCTGGCTCCAGGAGCGCACCGCACCTACCACCGTCACCCGTAACTAACATGGCCGAATACGACTCCAGCATCACAGCGCACATCGGCGGGGACTACTCCGGCTTATCCGCTGCCATCACGGGCGCGGAGGGCGAGGTGAAGGCGCTCGACGGTAAGTTTGCGGAACTAGGGAAGAACATAAACCAAATCCCTCAGGAGTTCGCGGAGCAGAACAAGAAGGCAATGGCGCAGCTTCAGACGGGCGAGGAGCGGCTTGCGGAGTATCGTGAGAAGACGGCATTCAGCCGGATGACCGACGAACAGAAGCTTGCGGTGCTTCGGTCGCAGGGCATGAGCCTGCTTGGGAAAATAAACAGCATCGAAGGTGAGACGGTGGAAAAGGTGGCGCTTCGGCTTCAGCTGGAAAAGAAGAAGACGGAAATTTATGACCTCAATGAGAGCGTGCAGCAAAAGGGGCTGGCGACGCAGAGGGAAAGCACGGCGGAAACGGCAGACCACACGAAGAAGGCGACGGGACTTCACGGCGTAGTTGAGAGCCTCAAGAAGGGATTCAAGGACATGGGAATATCGCTTCAGGGCGCAGGCATCGGCGTTGCGCTCGCGGGCTTCGTTTCGCTCGGCAAGCAGGCAATCGACCAAGCGCAGCAGCAGCGGGCGGAGTGGGAGAAGATTGGAAAACCAATTGATGCGGCGACGCGCTCAATTGCGATGTTTGGCGACTCAATCGACACCATCAAAAAAGGTGCGATTACTTCAGTCGGATTTATTCTGAGCGGGTGGACGCAAATCGGTGAAGTGATTGGTTCGTCGATCAATCGCCTTCTCGGAGTCACCGAGGCGCAAGAGAATATCGCCGCAGCAACGGAAAAAGGAGTTGAGGCAGCCGTAAAACGCCGCGACGCGATCCTCGCCGAAAAGATGGACGTCGAGAAGATACACGCCGCGCAGCAGGCGATGAACGCAGCCCAAAAGGATTACGCCGACTCCAAGAAGAACGCGCAGGACAAGCACAACGCTCTACTCGCCGACGAAATCGCACTCATCGGGAAAATCAATGTGCACAAGGCGGCAGGTTTGAATCCCATCGCGCTTGAAAAGGAACTGCTCGAAAAGAAGCGGGCCGTCTACGAATCCACCATTGCGCTGATCGAGTTGGAAGCGGGCAAGCGTATTGCAGCGATTCAGGCAGCGGGCCAACTCGACATTACGATGGGGGAGAAGTCGAAAACGATCCTGAAAGAGCGGGCCGAGTTGGAGGACGAATACCGCAAGATGGTTGAGCAGACCACGGCCACGAGCGAACATTCTCAAAAAGTGCTTGTGGCAATCGAGGCGAACAAGACCGCCGAGCTGAAGCTTCAAAGAGAATATCAATCGTCCATCAAGCTGGAGGGCGCGGAATACGAGACTCTGCTGAAGCTCCAACTAAAGGGACTCAACCGACTGACCGACGAGGAAAAGTTTCAGCTGCAAATTCTCCAACTCAAGACGCGTGAGAAGGGAATCGAGAAGCAGATTGAAGACGCCATCGCCGCGATCCGCGTGAAGGCGCCAGCCGACGTAACACAGAAAGAAAAGGACGTGCTGCGCGAATTGGAGCGGCAGAAGGAAGTCGTCGAGAAGCTGATTGCAGCCAAGATGACCGAAGCCGACGCAGCGAAGAACGTGCAGTTGCCGGCCGAGGAAGCACTCACCACGGAAGCAGAAAAGCGGCTCGCCGTGGAAAAGAAGATTGTCGAAACGAAGAACGGCGGGCTTGCCGGCTACTCGTCCGCCTTCTCCGGTGGCCAGACGCAGCCGCAGAATATGTCCACGACGATGCTGCAAGGGCTAGTCGCCAAGCAGGACGCTATCCTCAACGCTGTGGACTCTACTGGTCGGCAGGTGAAGGACGCGACGCTGGCGCACGGTGACTATTACGCGAAGTATGCGGCCGAGTCGCTCCGCACGTCCTACCAATCGGAACTGAACCTTCGCAAAGAGATCCAAGACTACGGAAAGCGCATGGGCGACGTTGCCGCGGTGATGAAATACGGTGACGCGCAAACCTCCCGCGCGTTTAACGGCTTCGTGTCAGTTGCCGAGCAGACCAACACGATGCTCCAAAAGATTTCACAACAGCTCACGTCCTCGGGCATCTTCAAGCCTTCTGGAATCAACGGAACGTAACCACGCACGCACATGGGCCAATCATTCGACGGCAGTTTCACGGCAGCGGTGCAACACGGCACTAAGCAAATCAGCCTGCCGCTTCAGCACGACGGCAATTTTTACGCGACGTGCGTGAAGCGCAATTACATCGCGGCGCCGGCGTCGGGCTACGAGCCGATCATCGGGCAGCGCACGGCCTACACCGCGCTCTTGAAGTATTCCGACGACCTCTCAAACGCCGTGTGGACAAAGGCCGCGAGCACGGGCACCGCGAGCGCCGGCACCGACCCCGAGGGCGGCACGACGGCAACGAAGCTCGCAGAGGACAACACCAACGCCGCGCACAATGCGTCACAGGTGATGACCGTAGCAGCCGGCGCGCTGTCCTTCGGCGTGCTGGCAAAGGCCGCAGAGCGCACGCAATTCCGCCTCCGCATCTACAACGCCACGGACGGCTCGCTTGGCTCGACGGTGTTCAATCTCTCGACGGGAGCTATCACGAGCGGCACGGGCGCAATCAAGAAACTCCTGAACGGCTGGTATTGGTGCAGCGTGCAGACGACACCCACCGTGACCAACTCCACCGCGTTCATTGACCTCACCAACGACGGCAGCACGTTCAGCTACACGGGCACGACGGGCAGCGGCGTCTTGCTCTGGCGAGCGACGGCCTACCTTGCCGCCGCCATCGGTCCCGCCGTAGCCACTACGTCGGTCACGCGGGCCGTAACGTCGCCCGCTGTCGATCCTGACGACCCGCTGGCGTTCCTCGTGGACGAAATGGAGCCTGACGCTTCCACGCTGGAGCTTGGTGTGGCACGATGGGGGCGGGAATACGCCAACGTGCCGGCGGAAATCACGGTTCCGACCTCCGTGCAACTCACGAAACCTTCGCTCACTGGAACTTTCCCGCAAGTTTTCGGGAGCTATCGGTTGTTTCAGCCCGACACGACGTTGATCCAGTATGATGCCTATACGGCGCAGACAGTAATAAGCGATAGCGGTGCACCGTCGCTCACTCCCACGGGCGGAACCTACACCCTGACATTTGGTGGTTATACTACCGGAGCCATCGCCTACAACGCCGTAGCCGCGACGGTGCAAACTGCCCTGAATGCGCTGACCTCGTTCACTGACCGGGGTAGCTGCGTTGTTACGGGTTCTTACACGGCCGGTTTTACTATAACATTCAATAGCTACGCCCAAATCACGATCAATACCGGCTCGCTCACCGGCGGAACCATCACGGCACCCGTCTCGCTCACGAATGGCGGCTATACCCAGATAGTGCCGGCATACCTCGGGCCGTTTCCCTACGTGCTGACGGGGGGCGTGGATACCTCGGCGATTACAAATGGTGATGGAGGCTACGGGCTCGGCTCTAGTTTCGGGTATTACAACGGTAAATACATTGATGTTTATCTCGGCGGAAATGGTGGAGCCACGGGAGGATCATTCACCATTTCGACCTACGCAACAACCTCCGGTCCTATCGCCTACAATGATAGCTTCGCAACGATTGGGGCCACGCTCAATGCAATGGGTATCGGCAATTGCACCGTCGGCGCTCACCCGAGCTGGCCGGGCGATACCCAGCCGCTCAATTCCGGTGCGATCCGATTCCGCATAACCTGCACGTCAGGCGCGGTCACGGGCGGCACATTCACCATGACCGCTTTTGGCAGCACAACAGCCGCCATTGCCCACAACGCCACATCCGCGACAGTTCAGGCGGAGCTCAATGCGCTCTCGGCCGTCGCGAATCGCGGAAACTGCATCGTGTCCGGCCACCTAACGGCCGGATTTACAATCGAATTTGCGAATGCGGTAATGACCGGCGCGGCCGGTTCGCTCACGCCGACGAGTAGCATTTCGCTTTCCCTCTCCGATGGGACGATTGGCCGCATCCAATCATATACGCTCGCGAGCACCACGGCAACGCGCGATCTCTACGTTCCCGATCACGGATTAGTCATCGGGAATGTGTTATACGTGCGCAGCGGCTCAACCTATTACTCAGCTATCGAGACATTCACCGTGCCGAGTGAAAACATAATCCGGCTCAATGTGTTTGCCTCGTCCTCCTACGTCGCCGCCGGCACTATCACCGAGGTCGGCAAGCGCACGAAGCAATCATACGCGCCCGGCCTCGCATCACTGCGCGCGAGCCGCGTCACCGACTACTACTTGCCCGGTCTTACGCTCGGCATCGCTACGGCCTCGGACATTGTAGTCCCGGCCAATCAAAGCGACGGCGCGGCGTTCCTCGAAGCGGTGTTTGCCGGCTCTGGCACGATCAATTACGCCGTTGGGGACCTTGCCTTTTGGCGCGGTCCGATTCTCTCCGTCGCAAAAACCACGCTTAACGCCGCCGACGTGTAACCGCCTACGCCCATGTCACAACTCGTCACGCCTCCGTCTGGTGAATACCTACGATGGGTCATCGAACATCCCGAGCAGGTAGCGGCCTACCTCGAAACCGTGCGCGCTCTCCAGAACCTCACGATAACCGTGAACTACGTTGCCACCAAGCCCACAGGAACGCGCCAATATGCCGTGCGAGTGGGACCGCAAAACGCAGTCGTTGCCATCACCGTGTAGCAAAGTTTGCAACCGCGTAGTTGACTATTGAGCACAGATCGTCGTGACATTGGGCCATGCCCAAACCGTCAGACTCAGGAGCCGCCAACGTCACGGCCCTTGACTATGCCACGCGCACCGTGCACGCGCCCGAACAGGCCGCGCAAACTTCCGACGATAGCGAAGTAGTCAACACCCTGCGCGAGTTGACGGACTATTTCGGAGCGCCGGCCATCATCGCCGCCTGCGATCACCTGAACATCACGGCAACATCCGCCTCAGCCCACAGCGAAACCGTCCTGCAAACGCTCCGCGCCTTCGCCTCGCTGATAATCGACAGCGACCGCCCGAAGCTCACGGGCCAACTCGTCGGCAAGCTCGCTCAACTGGAGCTAGCCACGGGCAAGCGCCTACGCCTCGCCGACCTCGCCCGCGCCGAGGGCATCACCAAGCAGGCCGTCAGCAAGCGCCTCGCACTCTACGCCGCCCGCCTCAATCTCCCACGCCCCGACTCCACCGAAGCCGCACGCGCCTCCCACCGTGCAATGAACCGCCGCAACTATGGCCCCTCACACGCACCACCAGCTTGAGCTACTCACCGAGAGCATTCGCCTACCCGCGCCCGCCCTCGCCCGCGTAACGGTCAATGGTTTGGACATTGACCCCACTACCTCCGAAGCCGACCTCATGGCAATAGGGGGGCGGCTGTTCGCCATCCGCTCTTGGACCAAGTGGGCTCTCGGTAGCGTATTCGCAGCCATGATGAGGGCTCGACCCCACCCCGACCAACGCAACCACTCGGGGGAGTTTGACACTGGGTGGGTGTCCGATTTTGCCACGGCCCATCATCTCGACCCAAAAGAGCGTCGTGAAATGCTGGGGGTAGTGCTTTTCTACCGGGGTGCATCGCCAACACCGGGGCTATCATTCGAGCACCACCGGGAAGCGATGTGGGGGGCGGCAGAGGCAACAACCGGGGGCGGTGACGAAGCAGGGGCGGCAACAACCGGGGCGCGGGGGCGTAGCGCGAGGGCGGGAGCGTCACCACTGGCCACCGCCTGCGCCTACCTCACCCGCGCCGAGACCGACCAGCTCACCGTAACCAAGCTTCGTGCCGAGATCCGCAGCACGCAACGCACGACACCAGTCGAGCAACGCGACCTTGCCTTCGCCCCTTACGCCGTAGTCTTCGACTTCCGCCGATTCGCCGCCCGCGAGATGCAGACAATCGACAAGCTCACGCCCGAACGCGCTCGCCTCGTCCTCGCCGACCTCGGAAGCGAAACGCTCGCCTATCTCGACGCGCTCCGCTCCGTCGCCGCGCGGTAATTCTCCGATGCCTCGCCAAACGCCAACCGTTGCGATTCTAGCCACTCTGCCATGCGGTGAGGGTGGACCTCCCCTGGTCAAAGGAATCTTTTAGAAACGCAAAGGA